AGCGGCCTTTAACGCCCTGGCCCCAAGCCAGACCAGCAACTCAGGCAAGTACCTGACGACTGACGGCACGAACAGCAGCTGGGCCACGATTGTGTCGGGCGCTTCGCTGTCAAACGATACATCAACAACCTCGAACCTGTATCCTCTGTTTGCGGCTGCCACTTCTGGCACCCCAACCACGATCTACACCAGCAATGCGCAGTACTTGTTCAAGCCCAGCACAGGCGAGCTGAGTGTGCGGGTTCCACGGGCTAGCAACGGTATTGTGGTCAACAGCGCAACAATCAGTTCCGACTACACAATTGCAACAGGCGACAACGGCATGAGTGCGGGGCCTGTCTCTGTGGACTCCGGTGTGACGGTGACAGTATCAAGCGGCAGCACTTGGGTAGTGGTTTAAGGAGCAAGTCATGGGCGTTAAATTAGTTTCAACCAGTGGCGGCAGTGTCGAGGTGAATCCACCCGCCACGGCAAGCAACTTCACCCAGACCCTTGTACCCGTTTCAAACACACTGGCACCTCTGGTGTCCGGCACTGCCGTGGCATCCACCTCGGGCACTTCGATTGACTTCACTGGCATCCCATCGTGGGTCAAGCGGATCACGGTGCTGTTCAATGGCGTGAGCACTAACGGAACAAGTTCAATCATTGTGCAGCTTGGTGATGCTGGTGGTATTGAAACCACAGGTTATGTTGGGTCTGGTGCAAACGGCGCGAACGCAGCCGTGGCTTTCACAACAGGGTTTCCTGCTGTTGTTGTAATAGCCGCAGCAGCTACTGCCAACGGTCTTGTGACCATTGCAACACTTGGCTCCAATATTTGGGCGGGAAACGCAATCATGGGCGCGTCATCCACTGGCAACCCTCAGTATGGCGGTGCGGCAAAGACCTTGTCAGACACACTTACCCAGATTCGCATCACCACTGTCGGAGGCACTGACACCTTTGACGCTGGCTCCATCAACATCTTGTACGAGTAAACCACTATGAGCACACTGAGCGTAGCGACAATCAAGTCGCAAAACACACTGCCTCCAGCGGTTCAAAACTCGTCTGGTACTGAGATTGGCACGTTCTGCCGAGCCTGGGTGAACTTCAACGGCACGGGTACTGTGGCGATCCGGGCCAGCTTCAACGTGTCGAGTATCACGGACAACGGGACTGGCGACTACACGGTCAACATGACCACGGCGATGAGTGATGCAAACTACTCTATTACAGGGGCATCTGGAGGAGCCAACAGCACTTCCAATGGTGCAGTTTACTTGGCAGATCAAGCAACAGCAAGAACAGTAAATCTGTTTAGGGTTTACATGATTACTCCAGCAGGCGCATTAGCGGATACGCCTCAAATTAACGTCGCCGTCTTCCGTTGAAAGGTAAATCATGACAATCACAATCAGCGGATCAGGAACCATTGGTGGGCCTACCACGTTCACCGACAACGTGACGCTTGGCACATCGCTGCTGGCGACACCTTCAGGCGCAACACCCTCGTACCTGTGCCGCGCATGGGTCAACTTCAACGGCACTGGCACTGTGGCTATTCGTGCGAGTGGAAACGTCACCAGCATCACGGACAACGGTGTTGGCGACTACACGGTCAACTTCACTACTGCGATGACAGATGCGAATTATGCAATTGCGGGGACTGCATCACGGGGCACTTATAGCGCGGCAAATAACCCCGGCGGTTTTGGGTTGCGAACACAGCCGACAAATTCAGCTTTCAGGGTTTGTACATCCAACGGTACTGGCACTAACGAAGATTCTATACAAGTGGATATTTCCGTCTTCCGATAACTCACAAGGAGCCCCAAATGACTCAACGAATCATTTATCCCACTGACGATGGCGGCGTTGCCGTTATCATCCCTGCTGCCGAGTGTGGCCTGAGCATCGAGGCTATTGCTGCCAAAGATGTGCCCAACGGCAAGCCCTTCAAGATTGTGGATGTCTCTGACATTCCTGAAGACCGTACATTCCGCGCAGCTTGGGAGTTTACAGAATGATCTCAATTAACATCGACAAAGCCAAAGACATCGCCCACGACATCCGCCGCGCCGCGCGTACGGCTGAGTTCAGCCCATTGGATGTCAAGGCCACGATCCCAAGCGAAGCCGCTGCTGCTGAAGCTGCCCGTCAGGCCGTGCGTGAAAAATACGCGGCCATGCAAACGCAAATTGATGAAGCCGCTACCCTTGACGAGATCAAAGCCATATTGCCAACTGCTGGGTAAAATACGATCATGGACAACCAACAACTCTTCAACCTTGTAGTATCTGTTGCCGGGTTCTTGGCAATCTATGTCATCAACAACTTGACCCGCACGATCCAGCGCCTGGAAGACAAGGTCAATGAGCTGCCGCACACCTACGTGGCCAAGGACGACTACCGATCTGACATCAGTGAGATCAAGTCCATCCTGAAGCAAATCTTCGACAAGCTGGACGGCAAGGCCGATAAGTCATGAGAGACTTTGCCGAGGCTTTTGTCGCGGCATTGTTTATCGTAGGCATCGTTGTCTGGACAGTAAAAGTGATCGTTGAGGTGTTATGGACCCGCTAACCGCGCTTGCAGCCGTCAGTGCTGCGGTTAATCTCGTCAAGAAAGCCGTCAAAACGGTCGATGACGTGCGTAGCCTCGGCCCGGTGCTGGGTAAATACTTCGATGCCAAGGCTGACGCTGTCAAGGTGCTCGAAGAGTCCAACAAAGGCGGGTTCGCAGGTTCCAACATGGGCAAGGCCGTGGAGCTGGAGCTGGCCATTGAGAACGCTCGCCAGTTCGAGGAGCAGGTCAAGCAGTTGTTCTTCCCTCACAACATGGACGTCTGGGAGAAGATCGTCAACCGACGTGCCCAGATGGACGCGGACGACAAGGCCCAGCGCCGCAGGGCCGCAGACGCGGCCAAGCAGGCCATCAAAAAGCGCAAAGAAGACATCGAGCTGTGGACTGCCATCACGCTGGCCACCATCGTCTTTGTGGTGCTGATGTGGATCGGTGTCGAGATCGTCTACTACTGCCGGGAGTTCAAATGTGGAAATTGATCTTTGTGCTGGCGCTGGTGGGTTGCGATGAGCAATACCGCTACTTCTGCCAGAACCCCGACAACTTCCAAAAAGAGCAGTGCCAGAAGCCTCGCTGCCAGTTTACGCAGACTTGTCCTGAGTACATGGTCGCACCTGTCTTGGAGAAACAAATTGAGCAAACCAAACCAGCCTCCGAGCCCACCCCTGTCCGTTGAGCAGATTCAGGTCCGCATCTGGGCCTTTGTCGTCATCGCGGTAACGCTGATCCTCATGTTCATCGTGGGCGCTATGCTGTATTCTGTGACGTTCGTGACCCAGCCCATCAAGGCTATGGCCCCGATTGACCAGGCTTACACCAAGATGCTCAATGACATCGTGCTGCTGATCGTAGGCGGCATCGGAGGCATCATGGGCAAGCGGATCATGAGCGAAGCAACTAAACCAAAAGAGGAACCAGAACATGATGACCCCGGAACTCCAAAAGTACTATGAGGCCAGGTTTGACCTGTTTTCGCAGCAGGGTTGGCTCGACTTGATGGAGGATATTGACACCATGCTGGACGCAATGAACAATGTCTCTACCATTGCGGATGAAAAAAGTCTACAATTTCGCAAAGGCGAGATTTCTATCCTGACTTGGCTGAAAACCCTCAAAGGGGTCAGCGAACGAGCATACGAGGATTTGAATGAGAAGAATGTTTGAATTTGCCTGCGAATGCGGGCAGCGCACGGAGGCTTTGGTGGTTTATGAGACCACTGAAGTGCCGTGTGGATGCGGCGGTACAGCCAGTCGCATCATAAGCGCCCCGGCGTTTAACTTGGAAGGGTGGTCAGGCCATTTCCCCACTGCGCATGCGCAGTTTGGCCGCCGCCACACGGAGAAGTTAGCCGCCGAGCGCAAAGCCAACTCATAAGCACTTGTGCCGAGTTGAATCTCCTACAACCATTTTGGCAGGAACATAAATATGTTGATTGACAATGAAGCCGAGCCGCTAGGCGAACTCGAAATTGAAGAAGCAAAGACCCAATCCCAAGAGCTTCCTGAGAAATACAGGGCCAAAAGTCTGGAAGAAGTCGTTCGGATGCACCAGGAGGCTGAAAAGCTGATTGGCAAGCAGGCCCAAGAGGTCGGCGAAGTCCGTAAGCTGGCTGACGAGTTGCTCAAGCAGAACCTCAGCGCAAAGCAGCAACGTATTCAGGAGGAAGAACCTGAAGTTGACTTTTTTGAGAACCCTCAAAAAGCAGTTCAAGCGACGATTGACAAACATCCCGATGTGCTCGCAGCCCGGCAAGCCGGTCTCGACTTCAAACGGATGCAGATTCAGCAAAAGCTGGCGCAGGATCACCCTGACTACTCCCAAGTGGTCAACGATTCTGAGTTCCAAAGCTGGGTGAAGTCTTCACCTGTGCGTTTGGGCCTGTACGCCAAGGCAGACGCTGAGTTTGACTACGATTCGGCGAACGAGCTGTTGTCCACCTTCAAGCAACTTCGCGGCGTCAAGGCCCAACAGTCCGAGCAAGCGTCGAGCGCTACACGGGCCAAGAGCATGAAAGCTGCGCAAGTCGATGTTGGTGGCTCTGGCGAGAGTTCAAAACGAGTCTATCGACGGGCCGACCTTATTCGGCTGAAAATGACAGACCCAGCGAGATACGAAACACTGTCTGACGAGATCATGCAGGCGTATTCCGAAGGGCGAGTCCGGTAATAACCTTTTTGGAGATTTAACATGGCAAACACCGCCTTTTCCCCCACCAATGCAGTAACCACCACTTCCGCAGCTAACTTCATTCCAGAAATCTGGTCTGATGAAATTGTTGCCGCCTACAAAAAGAACCTCGTCTTGGCCAACCTGGTCAAGAAGATGTCTTTCAAAGGCAAGAAGGGTGACACCGTCAACATCCCTAGCCCAGCTCGCGGTTCTGCCTCGGCCAAAGCTGCTACTGATGCCGTGACTCTGATCGCAGAGAGCGACACCAACATTCAAGTGCTCATCAACAAGCACTACGAATACAGCCGCTTGATCGAAGACATCGTCGAAGTGCAAGCCCTGACTTCCCTGCGTTCTTTCTACACAGAAGACGCCGGTTACGCCTTGGCTCGTCGCATCGACACCGACTTGGTGCAACTGGGCCGCGCTTTCAACGGCGCAACCGTTGGCACTGACGACTACGCCACTTCGGCCTCCAGCACCAAAGCCTATGTCGGCTCTGACGGCACCACAGCCTACAACAGCGCCAGCTCCAACGCTGCTGCTTTGACTGACGCCGCCATCCGCCGCACCATCCAGCGTCTGGACGACAACGACATCCCTATGGACGGCCGTTTCTTCCTGATCCCTCCTTCGAGCCGCAACACCCTGATGGGTCTGGCCCGTTACACTGAGCAGGCATTCGTCGGCAACGGCGACGCTATCCGCAACGGTGAAATCGGTCAGCTCTACGGTATGGCCGTGTTCGCTACCTCCAACGCCGACACCGGCGCTGGTAACAGCGGCGCTGACCGTATCTGCTTGATGGGCCACCGCGATGCGATGGTGCTGGTTGAGCAGTTGGGCGTGCGCTCGCAGACTCAGTACAAGCAGGAATACCTGGGCACCTTGTTCACCGCAGACACGATCTACGGTGTGAAGGCCCTGCGTACCGCTGCTTCGTCATCGGCTGCTAACGCCTCCGCTGCCTACGCCTTGGCTGTTCCAGCCTAATGACCACTCCCCCGGCTTAGGCCGGGGGTGTCCTTTTTTAGGAGATTCAAATGGCATCAGCATCAGCAGTAGTATCTCGTCGTGGTAACGACCAATTCCGTGGCCTTTTCAGCGATACATGGGCAATCACTTGCACTATGAACGCGGGCTCATTGGTTGACGGCGCAGGCGAGACAGATGACGTTACAGTGCCCGGCGTGGCCCTGGGCGACATGGTGATCGGCGCGTCTTTGGGCGTGGATTTGGTTGGTTTGACCGTTACCGGCTACGTGTCGGCGGCCAACACCGTCAAGTTCCGTATCCAGAACGAGTCGGGCTCAACAGCAGACTTGGCGTCTACAACAATGCGAATTGTTGTAGTCCGCATGGTCTAAACGACAGGGGGCCCAAGGGCCCCCTTTCTACAGAAAGAAAATGATG